ATGTTTTCAAAAGTCTTTTCTTTGTTCGAACGGAAGGCAGCGGTTTCAGTTTCTGATCCCGCTGCCCTTCCGATTTTCGGAATTGCCCCGACACTGACCGGCCAGACAGTTACTGCCGAAAGCGCCTTGCGTGTTCCCGCTGTTGCTTGTGCCGTTGCCCTGATCGCTGAGACTGTCGGCAGCTTGCCCGTCAAACTCTTTGAGCGCGAAGGGCGCGCCAACGCGACCGATCACCCGGCCTATAAGCTAATGCACGATGAGGCGAACCCGTGGACCTCTGCGGAAGCGCTGCGCGTCCAGCTTACAACCGACGCCCTTTTGCGTGGTCACGGCTTCGCTCTGGTAGTGCGCAACAGTGCTGGCGAGCCTGTCGAACTGCACCGGCTTGAACCGCATCAAGTCCAGATCGAGACTGACGACTTTGGCGAACCGTCCTATCTGGTCCAACTTTCCGATGGTCGCCACCGCTACGCATTCCAAGACATTTTGCATATCAGCGCCTTCGGTGGGGCATCGCCTATCACCCTTGGGCGCGAAGCTATCGGTCTGGCACTGGCCTTCGAAAACCACATTGCCAAGCTCTTTGCGAATGGTGGCAAACCCGGCGGAATTCTCAAGACTGAAAAGACCTTAGGCGACGAAGCTAAGGGAAAACTTGCAGCAAGCTGGACCGCTGCGCACGGCTCTGGCCGCTCTGGTGGAACAGCTATTCTTGACGAAGGCATGTCTTACGAAACCGTGACGATGACCTTGGCAGATAGCCAATTCGCAGAAAACCGCCTTGAGCAAATCCGCGAGATCGCACGCGCCTTTCGTGTGCCGCCGACAATGCTTTTCGAGCTGACGCGCGGAACGTGGTCAAACACCGAAGAAATGAGCCGCCAGTTCTTGCAAGTAACGCTCAAGCCTTGGCTGGCGTCGTGGTCATGGGCCTACGCCCGGTGCCTTCTGACGCCCGACGAACGGCGCGAGCTTTACGCAGAGTTCATCACGGATGATCTGACCACGACCGACACGGCAGCACGCGCCACGGCCTACGGCCAATATCGCAGCATGGGCGCAATGACTGCAAACGAGGTGCGCACCGGTTTGAACCTACCGCCACGCGCTGACGGAAACGCGCTTGATAATCCTTACACGACCACAAGCACCACGCCTTCGCCCACACCTGAAAAGGCCCCCACGAATGACTGACCGCATCACCCTGCACGCGTTCTTCGGTGACAAGGATCGCACCTTCACGCTGACCGATCCGATGATTGCTGAGCTTGAGCGCCAGACTGATCTGGGCGTGGGCGCGATCTATCGCCAATTGATCAATCTCGCTTATCCGGCCAGCCTCTTGCCCGCGATCATCCGGCTTGGCCTGATCGGTGGCGGCACGTCACCCGAAGAGGCGAAGTTTCTTTGCGCTGCCTATGCTGACAATCGGCCCTTTGCTGAGGTGTTCCCGCTGGCCTTCGATATTTTTGAAGCCCGCTGGAACGGTGTCGCTCAAGACGAAACGCCCGAAGACGTGGCCCGCAATGCTGAGGCGGATTTTGCGCAGTTTATGAAAGAGGCAGCATGACCGGCCGTCTCGAAATCAAAGCACAGCTTGCCGTTTCCGACGCAGGCGAAATCACCGGTTTGGCGTGGCCCTTTGGATCGGCCGACCGCGTGGGCGACGTAATCGAGAAGGGCGCATTTTCCGGCCCTACCTCGCTGCCCATGCTCTTCGCCCATGATCAAGGCCAAGTGGTCGGTGTCTGGGAAGAGATCGCGGAAACCGACGCTGGCCTGACGGTCAAAGGTCGGCTCTTGGTCGATGATGTAGAGCGCGCCCGTGAAGTGCGCGCGATGGTGAAAGCCGGGGCAATTTCTGGCCTCTCAATCGGATTTGTCACCAAAGACAGCAAGCGCGAAGGCAAAGGACGCCGGATCACTGCGCTTGAACTTCACGAAATCAGCATTGTTGCGGTTCCGGCTCACCCCGGCGCGCAGATCACCTCTTTAAAATCCATCCATTTGAACAAGGAAATTTCCACAATGGACCCCAAAGAAGAAACCCCGGCACAAGCGCCGGTTATCGACACGAAAGCCTTTGATGAGATCAAGGCCCGTCTGGATAAAATGGAAGCCAAGGCAAACCTCCCCGGCGTGACTGTGACCGGCGTTCAAAGCCCGGTAATGGCCGCTGCCGAAGTCAAAGGCTTCACTGACTACCTGCGCACCGGCAACCGTTCGGGCGTGGACCAAAAGAGCCTCGGTTACGGCGCACCCTCAACCGGTGGCATCCTCGCACCCGAAACCGTCGCAGCTTCGATTATCGAAAAGATCGCTGAGCAATCGCCCGTGCGCGGTCTGGCTTCGGTCCTGTCGATGGGTGGCGCTATGGTGCAACTGCCCCGTCTGGTCGATGAAGTGAACCCGGCCTACGTCACCGAAACCGGCGCGCGTGCTGAGTCCGAAACCTCTTTCGAGCAAATCAGCCTCGTGCCTCACGAAATGGCCGTGATTGTGCCGGTGACGCGCGTTCTTTTGGAAGACGCACAAGTTGACCTGAATGGCTATCTGTCCAACCACATCGCCCGTCGCTTCGGCCAACTTGAAGCGCAATGGTTTGTCACCGGTAACGGCGCAACCGCTGCCGAAGGCGTCATGACCGCGACGGACGTCGCAGAGCATGAAGTTCAAACCTTCGATTCCGAAGGCTTGGTGGACGTGTTCTATGGTCTGAAAACCGCCTATGCCCGCAACGGCGCGTGGATGATGAACCGCAAGACAATGGGCATGATCCGCAAGCTTGCAAACTCTATCGGTGATGGTTTCTGGCAACCGGGCCTCGCTGCCGGTCAACCCGCAACCTTGCTGGGACGCCCGATCTATGAAGCGCCCGACATGGACGACGCCGAAGCAGGCAAATCGCCCGTGGTCTTCGGTGACTTCGCGGCTGGCTACACTATTGCCGATCGCACCGGGTTTGAAATCCTGCGCGATGATTACACCGGCGCGGCCAATGGTATCGTGAAGCTGCACGCCCGCCGCCGTGTCGGTGGTCGCGTGACGCTGCCCGAAGCGCTGGTCAAGCTGAGCCTCGCTGCCTAATGAACCCGCTGGCGCGCAGGGATCAAGTCACGTTGCGCCACGGTCAATTTGCCGTGGTGCTGCGTCCTACCTTGCGCGCAGCGATCACCCTTGAGCGCCTGCACGGCAACTGGTCGGGCTTTCTCCTTCGCCTTGATCAGACCCACCTTGCGACGGTGCGGGCGTTCATTGAAGCCTCAGCGGTCAATCACGACGCCGCTGAGGCTTTTCTAACCTCGCTTGAGAATGTGCCTTTGCGCATCATTAAAGAGGTGGTCACAGGCCCACTGAGCGAGCTTGTCGCGCTGTTGCTTGCCCCAATGACCGAAGACAACCCCGGCAGCACAAAGCCCACCAATTCGAAGCCGAAGCCGTGGTCAGAAGCCTATGCCGAGTTGTTCCGGTTTGGCACTGGCTGGCTTGGCTGGTCGCCCGCCGAAACATGGGCAGCAACACCTACCGAGATTGCACAGGCCCTTGAAGGCCAGATGCAAAAGTTGATCGCCATGAATGGCGGTTCTGAAGCAAGCGAACAAGAACACAAAGACGAATACACACCCGAACGCCTGAAAGAGATTGAAGAGCTTGGCTATGACCCGGCCTTTGACCGCGCCGCGTTGCACAAGCTGAAAGCCTGATCAATGCCACGCCCGCCACATTCCTGCACTTGCGGGCGTATTGTTCCCCACGGCGAGCGCTGCGTTTGCCAGATCGCCAGCACCCGCGCCCGTAACCGTCGCCATGACGCAAGACGCCCCACGGCTGCACAACGCGGTTACAATGCCAAGTGGCGTAAAGCCCGTGCTGAGTTCCTGCACTGGCATCCTTACTGCGCTATGTGCGGTGCCGTTGCGACGGTGGTAGATCACATCAAACCGCACCGGGGCGACGATCTGCTTTTCTGGGATCGCTCGAACTGGCAACCGCTGTGCAAGTGCTGCCATGATCGCCACAAGCAACGCGAAGAGGCTGCGCAGTGAGTAGCCCCGACAATTTGAAGCGCCTCTGGCAAGCGGTTCTCTATCAGGCCGTAGACGACGCGCTGAATGGCGTTGCCTATGGCACAAAGAACCAAAAGCGAAATGACATCATCGAAGCCCGCGAATTGCTGACAAACCCAAGCCGCGATCTTGATATGATTTGCGCCGGTGCTGGCCTTGAGCCTGACGCAGTTATTGAGCGCATGACAAAGCTGATCGCCAAAGCCCCGCCGGTTGAAGTCCTGATGCAAGGCAAGGCTGCGCGTGCAAGTGCTGAGCGTCAGAAACGCGAGCAAGAAAAGAAGGCAGCAAAGACCCAAAAGACGCCCGTGCTTTACACCTACAACGGCGAAAGCCTGACACTGACCGAATGGTCAGAACGCACTGGTCTTTCGGTTCAACTGATTAGAGGGCGCATCAATAGCGGCTGGGCCTTTGAAGACGCTGTGACGACCACAAAGAAGGAAGCCGCCTTACATGCGCGCCAAGCCCAAAGCGAAGCGATCAAGGCTTCACTACCAAGCAAAGAGACTGGCGCAAGGGGAACACCGGCAAGGATGATCACGCACAACGGCGAAACACTGAGCCTCACCGAATGGTCAAAGCGTCTTGGCGTGAGCAAACAGACAATCCGCAACAGAATTGCGAAGGGCCTGACGATAGAAGGTCGCTGATGACTTCCTCGGGTGCCTCACATGCTTACGTCGTAGAACGATTTAGGTGGATTTATCCGATACATATGCTTGCAAGGAATGCACTGAGCGGAGCTGTCACGAACCTGCAAAATGGAAATCTGGTCTTTCTCCATGCAAACAGGGCAGGCATAGTGGACTGGCTGCCCTCCAGCGACATCCTCGCGGAGACGGTAAAGCATGTTGCCTGCCGGCGTTTCCACCATCTCATAGCAAGCTTTCCGGTTCTCAAAAGATTCCTGCTTTTGAAGCGCTAACTGTAGCTCTGCGAGCTTCTGTGTCAGCTCAGCGTTGGCGAGCTTGGCGTCAGCGACGTTACCGGCAAGATCGACAAGCAAACTCTTCACTTCGGGCGACATTTCCTTGCCGCTAGATTTGAACACGTTTCGAATAGCTTCAACGCCTGAACCTAGGTTCTTGACTGCTGTGCCTGACGCTCCGGCTATCTCAAGTGCCTGTCTGATTTGGTCGAAGTCCATAGAAATACCTCATGAAAACAGAAGGCGATATTGTCTTGGTGCTGGTGGCTGCGCAAGCCTTCAAGACCTTATGCTGTCAAAGCAGACAATCCGCAACAGGCTTGCGAAGGGGCTGACGACAAGGGAAAGGGTTAAGCCGAGGGAATTATTTATGGCTTTCTTTTTCGCTTCATATGTCGCGGAAGATTTTTACTTGGCCCCGGAGCAAACTTCGAATTAATACCATTTCTTTCTGACTGCGCGTCGGGAAAAATCTCTACAATATGGTTTGTTGTATCTTCAATCAAAGAACTGGCGAAGTTTGTAACAGAAGTGAGTGCGTCAATATCCGCCGGATTCAATAATCCCGTCCCTCTTCCATTTGCTTCTACTCGGTAAAATGTGAAAGAAAACATGTGTGAATATTGCGAAAGATAGTTCCACATTTTATCGAATTCATTTTGATCGAGACCTATCGCGGATATAAGTTCGCTGCGCTCTGTAATCATCAAATGCTTTCCTTGAAGCAGGTTCTTTTGAGTCTTAGGACTGAGCGCTGTGAAATCAGGCATACTTTCGAGACGTGAACGAATTTCAGATTCTTGCTCTACAAACCAAGTTTTTGACGCTTCTGATAGCTCATGCTTTAGTATGTCTTGACGTCTCTTGCAGTCATACATGTGCATCACTTGGACATATAATCTCTGTATATTCTTATCGGTTGGGGCATCTATGAGGTAACGAAATAGAAGATACCCTTCAAGGATCGAGCGAGCAAAAGGCGCAATTGCGGAAATATCCCAAGTATCGAAATCGCGTTTGACCCATCTCGTTTTAGGCAAAGCGCACAGTATCTGCTGGGCATTCATGGACATCCGCGCCGAAACATGAGTGCTATAGCCAATCGTTGGTGCAACAAGACGGTTCGCTGTATGCTGACCTACCGCCATAGCTTCGCATGTGGCTGCGTCAAGACGGTTCAAAGCCTCGCGGTAAGCAATGAGATCTTCATGCGTTACCTTCTTCGGTTGGACTTCTTCGGCTGTTTCGACTTCGGCTTCTTCAACTTCGTCTTTTGGGTTCTCGTTTGCTGAATTCGAACGAAAACGAAAGAAATTGAGCATGTGCTATGACCATGTTGCATAATGAGCGTCTTGCCGAAGACTACACAAAGGGGGGGTGGTCTTCAACTTATGCCCTATGGACAGGACCGGCGGGGGGAGGTCCGGACACAATCTGCGCTAAATAAGTTTTCAGTGTCGTTCTGACCCTAGAAGCGTTGAAGAGTGCTCAATCGAGCGGAACGGGAACGCCTAGTCGGTCTGTTACCATTGCCACGCAGAAATCGCCTTCTGGTTTGATGACTTTGTCATTCATGCTCGCTGAAAAGTTCTTTGGTTTCTGGCTCGATGTGCAGACCTTAGTCTGCACTAGGGTATAGCCTTTTCTAGTCATGCACTGTGCTTGAACATCCTGCCGAAGGCTCGTGTTGGAATCGTAGCTAAATGTATTTCCGCCGTAGGTTTGTCCGCCGGTCACTTGCCCACCAGATGTGTAGCAGGAGTAGCCACTACAAGTGGTAGTTCTAGGTGTTACAAAGATCGGTGCGTGGTAAACGGGGGTGGTCGCAATCTGTTGATTTGTGGGAACCTTCTGCAAAGCTTCAACGTCACAGTTTAGGCTATCGTTTGCTTTCTGGGCATTTGTGGTGTTCGCACGGTATGCGTAAAATCCTGTCTGACTGGTAACCACACAGGCCGAAAGAATTAGGAGCGAGACGAGCGAAATTGAGTTGATTTTCATATGTTTTCTATCCTGAAATTCTCTAATTTTTTTAATCCATGCATCGTTTCTTGATTTTGTCAACGGTGTAGGGGGCGCATCCGACTTTTTCGTCATTTGTATGATACCCACAAAAACTTGCTAACTCGATATGTTGTATGTTATAATATAACATATTCTCCTTATGAGTTTCAGTATGCCCATTGTTTCCGTTCCCGAGCTGAAATCTCAGCTCAACCTTGACCATGATCTTGACGACGCTCTTCTGTCGCTCAAGATCGACGCCGCCGAAGCCTATTGCTCAAGCTTTATCGCCGGTGAAATTCCAGACCCGGCCCCGGCAACAATCAAGCAAGCAATCTTGATGCTGGCTGCGCATTGGTATGAGAACCGCGAAGCTGTGCTGACCGGTGGTAATGCTTACATCGTGCCATTTGGCGTTCACGATCTGCTAGGCGCGCATCGCGCTTGGGTGGTCTGATATGGCCGAGCTTGATCTAAACGCACAGGCTGCAAAGCTGGCGAAACGCCTTGAGGCAATCCCGGCGGCAATCGTCGCAGCTATTCAACCCGCCGTTATCCAGAGCGCTGAGGAATTGGCAGCACTGGCGAAAGCCCTTGCGCCCGAAGACGAAGGCGATCTGAAAGCGTCTATCGTGGTCACAAAGCCCGGTGAAGAAACGCCGCCATATGCCGAAGGTGGCGGGAAGCGTCGGGCAGGGGCCAATCAGGCGCTTGTCACTGTCGGTAATCCTGAGCAACGGCACGGGCATCTGGTCGAGTTCGGCACTGCGCCGCATATCAACGGCGGGCAGTTCGCAGGCACACAGCACCCTGGCACAGAACCGCAACCTTTCCTGTTGCCTTCAATCCGGTTGACCGAAGCCCGCCACCGCCGCCGTATTGGTCGCGCCATTGGCAAGGCCGTGCGCGAAGCTGCGAAGGGGGCAAGCTGATGATTGACCCGGCCCTTGCCTTTCAAACGGCTATTCGCGCCACGCTGATCAATGCGCCCAAAGTGGCTGCACTGGTCACGGCTTCCAATATCCGCGCATCTGGTGCGCGTCCTGATCTGTTGCCCGCGATTGTTCTCTCTGACGCGCGCACCGAGTTCTTGGGCTGTGCTGCCGGTTCGCAGCGCCTTGCCCGCGTCTATTTGACCTTGCACGTCTGGGCGCAAGAAGACGGTGCAGATACTGCGCGCCAGATCGGCGCAGCGGTCTATCAGGCGCTTGAGTTCGGCCCCGCTGATACTGCCGAATTGAGCGTGGATGAATGGCACGCGCCAAGCGTGGTTTGGCTGCGTGACCCCAAGCCTGAACTGAGCCTGACGCATGGCGTGATGACCCTTGAAGCTGTCGTGCGGTGGGGTGTCTGATCATGCAATCTGGTAAACTGACAAATCTGATCGAACTGCAACGCGCGGTCGAGACTGTGAGCGCATCCGGTGCGGTCACAAGCGCTTGGACAACCTACGCAACCGGGCGCGCTGAGCTTCGGCAGGCTGGGATTTCTGAATTCCTTACAGCCCAAACCGAGACCACGGCGCAAAATGGTGTCTTTTTGATCCGCTGGATTCCCGGCGTGTCTGTCGCTGATCGGATCATCTGCAATGGTGCTGCGTGGAATATCGTCGCCCTTGCTGAAATCGGTCGCAAGCGTGGCCTTGAGCTTCGGGCGGTGGCGCAATGAGCGTCCACACAAGAGGCATCAAGCCGCCGATCAAATCAGACTCAGAAGCTTTGACAAAGGCCCCGCCAGTTCCGGCCTATTTCAGCGCTCAAGCGAAAGCTGAGTGGAAACGCATTATGCCCCAACTGATCGCGCGCCGGATCATCACCCGCGCCGATTTGGCCGGTGTCGAAAACTATTGCTGTGCGATTGGCGTCTGTCGCCAGATCGAAGAGCAACGCGCGGGCGGGATGATCGACGCAAAGTTGTTTGGCGTTTGGAACCGGGCAGCGTTGACCGCGCGCCAGCTTGCTTCTGAATTTGGCCTGTCGCCTGTCTCGCGCGCCCGCATCGGTTCGGCTGCACCCGAAGACGCTGACGCTGACGACCCGCTGGCAGTGTGATCAATGGCAAGCACCTATCCCGCTTGGGTGACCGACACTTCCCCGATTGACGACCCGCTTGGCTATGGCGAACGGGCGGTGCAGTTCTTGCGCCGCTTGCGTCACCCGGCCAGCACTGCTCCGAAACGGGCTTTTCAGCTTGCGCCGTGGCAAGAGCGCATTGTTCGGCGCATCTATGGCCCGCGCAATGCTGACGGTTCGCGCGTCGTCAAGATGGTGTTCTTGATGATCCCAAGGGGCAACCGCAAGACCTCGCTGGCCGCTGCGCTGGCACTGTTGCACCTGCTGGGGCCTGAGAAAGTTCCCGCCGGTCAGATCATCTTTGCGGCCTCGGATCGCGAGCAAGCGGGTATCGGGTTTCGTGAAGCTGTTGACGTGATCCGCCAAGACGCCCGCCTTGAGGGCGTGACGAAAATCTATGACGCCTTCAATAGCTCGAAGATGATCAGAAGCACGCGCGACGGTTCGACACTCAAAGCCGTTTCTTCGGACGGGCGCGCACAGCACGGAACAACGCCCACCTTTGTCTTGGCTGACGAAATCCACACATGGCCGAACCGTGACCTCTGGGAAGCGCTGCAATCCGGTATGGCAAAGCGGGCAGGTGGCCTGACTGTGATCGCCACCACGGCAGGCCGGGGCAATGAGGGCCTAGCCGCTGAGACTTACAACTATGCGCGGGGCGTGGCCCTTGGGCAGATCGTCAACCCTGAGTTCCTGCCGATCTTGTTTGAGCCTGAAAGCGGTGACGATTGGGAAGACGAAGCCGTTTGGCATCGCGTGAACCCCGGCCTTGCGCATGGTTTCCCTGATCTTGAAGGACTGCGCACGCTGGCTTGCAAGGCCAAGGATAGCCCAAGCGAGCGCTACAGCTTCCAACAATACAACTTGAACGTGTGGATGGCGAATTCGCGCGACCCGCTCTTTGACTTTGCGACCTATGACGCGCGCGAGTTCGAAGACGACGACGAAGACCTTGAGCAACTGCGTTGCTGGCTTGGTGTTGACCTTTCGCGCAGTGGTGACCTTACGGCGGTTGTCGCGGCCTTCCAGCACCCTGACGGGCAAGTGACGCTTCGCCCAACCTTCTTTGTGCCGGGTGAAGACCTCAAGGCCCGCTCTGATCGTGATGGCGTGGACTATCAAGCTTGGGCTGACGCTGGCCTGATCCGTCTTTGCCCCGGTCCGATTATTGACGAAGAGATGGTCGAGGATGAAATTCGCGAACTTTGCGCAACTTTCGACGTTCAAGAAATCGGCTTTGACCCGCATCTTGCCCAACGGATCATGCAACGCCTTTACGATGATGGCTTGCCCGTGGTCGAGGTGCGCCAAGGGCCGCTGACGATGGGCGCGGCTGGTGCTGATCTTGAGCGCGTCGTGAACGGCAAGCTGGTGCGCCATGATGGTCACCCCGTCTTGCGCCAGCACCTCGCAAGCGTGGTCGCAGTGCGCACCGATAGCGGGCTGGTAAAGATGCACAAGGGCCGCAAGACCGACCGCATTGACGGGGCTGTTGCGGCTGCAATGGCCGTTTATCGCCTGACCCTCGGGCAAACGAATTTGAGTTCCTATAACGCGCCCGCTTCGGGTGGCCTCTTTGTCTTTTAATGAGTGAGTTTTTGAAATGAGTAACACCGAATTACCCGGCTTGATCGTCCCTATTGAGGGCCGGATCGACAAATTGGAAAAGGCTTTGAAAAAAGCCAGCGAGGCACAATCACGGGCAGCGCGCACGATGGAAGACCGCGCGAAGACCTCTGCGGATCGCATGGCGAAATCTTACGAGGGCATGGGCGGCAAAATATCGAGCGCGTTCAAGAATCTGCCCGGTCTTGGTGCGCTTGGCTTCGCTGGGCTGGCCGGTGCCGGGATCGGTGCGGGGCTGGGCATTGCTGCCGGTCAAGTGCGCGAGACTGTCAAAGGAATTGCCGAGATCGGAAACGAGGCGCGCAGGGCTGGCGTCAATGTCGAAGACTTTCAGCGCTGGTCTTATGTGGCGACACAGAACCGGATTTCAGTTGACGCGCTGACCGATGGTTTCAAAGAGCTGAACCTTCGGGCTGACGAATTCGTTACGACCGGAAAGGGCAGTGGTGCAGACGCTTTCAAGCGCCTCGGGTTTGGTGCGACCGAGTTGGCGCGGAAGATGAAAGACCCGTCAAAGCTGATGTTGGAAATCATCCAGCGTATGCAGAAATTCGACAAGGCCGCGCAAATCCGCATCGCTGACGAAGTGTTTGGCGGCACGGGTGGCGAAAGATTTGTGGAAATGATCGGCCAAGGCGAGGGCGCGATTTCTCAGATGATGGGCAAGGCTTCGGTCTTGACCGAAGAGCAAGTCAACAAAGCTGACGCTCTTGATCGGCGCTACACTGCGCTGACCACAAGCATTCACACCGGCTGGCAATTCGCCGCCCTTGGTGCTGCCGACTTTGTGGCGCAAGTCGTAAATCTGCATATTGAGGCTGACAAACTCGCTGCGTCTGATTTGTTCCACAACGGCGCGCAGGCCCCGCAAATCCTTGGGCCGAATGTCAGCGCTGCACTTGCTGGTAATACCGAAGCGGTGAGCGAAAACGGACAGGCGATTATTGACCTGCTATCGCTCTATGAGCGCTTCACGGCGAAGTCAGATGCACTTGCCCCGGCCCTACAACGCCTCTCGAATGATCTTGCGAACGTGGGCGACACGCAGGCTTCTGACGCGCTCTTTGAGGTCGCGCAGGGGATGCAGCGTCTATCGCAGCAACTGGACGCAGGCGAGATCAGCGCGGGCGACTTCGAAACCCAAATGGGCGACCTGATCCGCAAGGCGCAAGACACGCTTGGCGCGGTCACCGATCTGGACGACAACCCGACATTTACCAAGGTAATTGACCGTCTGGGCGACCTCTGGTCAGCGCTTGAGGGCGTGCGCACGAAGGCCGCTGAGGCGCGCGCAGCCTTGCCCGGTGGGTCACTACCGACCACGACCGGCACGCCCATGACGGTCGCAGATATTGAGCTACCCGGCACAAATCTTGCGCCCCAATCGTCACCACGTCCAACGGCAGCGCCCGCGATGATCAGCGAGAACCTTCCCGTGCCTACAAAGCCCGGTGGCGGTGCTGGTGGTCGCGATAAGGATGGTTTTGCGAGCGCCGTTGCCAGCCTGCAAGCTGAGAAAGCCGCTCTGGATGCTGAGGCGGTCGCATTGATTGCAGCCGCCGCTGGTGGTCAGAAATATGCCGACGCGCTCGAATTCGCCCGCACAAAGGCCGAGCTGTTGGCGGCTGCACAGCGCAGCGGCAAGGCAGTGACGCCAGAGCTGACCGCGCAGATTGACGCGCTTGCGCAAAGCTATGTCGAGGCGGGCAACCGCGCCGATGGTGCTGCCGAAAAGATGCGGAAGGTAGAAGAGCGGGGGAAGGCTGGCGCTGACGCTCTGACCGAAATGTTTTCGAGCGTCTTGAGTGGCAGCATGTCAGCGGAAGAGGCAATCTCTGGCCTTCTGTTGAAGATCGCTGAGGCGCAAATGAACGATATGTTTTCGAGCATGTTTTCGGCTGGCGCTGGTGGTGCTGGCTCTGGCTTTGCGTCGTGGATCGGCAAAGCGTTGGGCTTCGCTGAGGGTGGTTTCACCGGCGCGGGTGGCAAATATCAACCCGCCGGGATCGTTCACAAGGGCGAGTTTGTCATGAGCAAAGCCGCTGTCGGTCGCATTGGGGTTGATAACCTTAGCGCCCTGCACAACTCAGCATTGCGCGGATATGCCGAAGGCGGGCTTGTGGGCGGTATACCGGACGCCGCGAAAAGTCTCACGGGATCAACCGGAAAGTCTTCGTCGCAGGTCATCACGCTTGCGCCGACGATTCAGGTCAACGCGACCGGTGGCACGCCAGAGGCAAACAGCGACCTCGCGCAACAGATCGCGAAAGAGACCGAAGCGTCAATGCGCGGGATGGTCCAGCAAGAACTCATTCGCCAGATGCGCCCCGGCGGTATGTTGAGGTGATTTTCATGCTTGTGGCTGGAGTGCACCTTTGCTATTTTGTTCTAGCCTTCGAGGCAGCAAAAAGCACCAAGCACGGCAGCAGTCAGGTTTAACGGCAGACACCCTTCGGGAAAGATGCCACCGACACCCGCCAGCCCATACCAGCCACACATTCAACGCCAGCGCCGGGAACATGACCGGGCAGCGAGACGCCTTGCTGGAAGGTGCAGGAAAGATCGTTATGGATCGCTCCCCGATAGTGATTGTCGGACGCCCCAAACGGTTGCCGCCGGACTTCGGTCTAAATGGCACAGAAAGATGGTTGCAATGTGCGGAGAACTTCGGTTCCGGGCCACAACAACCAATCACGTTTTGATTGAAGGCAAGTCAGGCGTGATGCGCGGCCGAAAGGCCGTAACCGCTTGGTCGAAAGGCCGGGGTCGGGGCGCTGCTAGGTAAATGGAAGCCACCTAGTGTTAGAAGCCCTTCACCACCTGTTACACGCAGAAATCCCCCTAGGACGATACATAAAGGAACACACATATTCCTTATGTATCGTCCTAGGGGGAAAGACCTATTTCCGCAGTATATATTCACATTCTTTCTGTGCTGATTGTTTGTTCCTGCGGTAAATAGATGAATGAAACCGTCGAACCTGAGCGCGCAGCGCGAAGGTCGGCAAGGAGGCCGCAGGCCGACGCGCAGGGAGCCGCCAAGGGCGGCGAGTATGGAAGTATCGAAATGAAGTTGAACATTGATCTGAATGAATTTGCGTTGAGCCTCGCCGGTGCGAGGGGGCGTGAGCGGCTTAGCATTCATCGCGCCGAGCTATCTGCGCCTTCGGAGGTGCTTATCTCAGCGGCTAAACACGCGCGGCTGGTGTCGGATTTGAGTGCAGTGTCGCTCGCTCCGGTTCTGCTTGTCGATCCCGATGAGAACAAGCTGCAAGCTAACACATAGCGAAGGGCTGGCTTCCAACTGCGCCTCTTCGTGTGTCGCCCGCCGGTTATCTTATCGGCGGGCGCTTTTCATCCGCCATTGAAACCCTATGGAGTAGACCCCGCATAAATACCTTTCTCGCCGATAACGAATGGCAGCGGCTTGCGTCCGATCTTGTAGACGCTGCCCAGCATCCGGTTGATCCTGAGAGTGCCGTAAAAGAGCTATTGGCCGTTGCGGGCATTATGCCTGAATGCTGCCGGGAAGATTTGGAGGGAGAGACGCAAAAAACTGGATGACGCAAGGTCATGCTGGTCGCGACGCACTTTTCTATGGCGCGGTAACGGTAACGTAGTTACTGATCGCCTCAACCAAGGAGGTGACGTTATGGCAATGAGTCCCGCAGAGAAGCAGCGTGCGTATCGTGAGCGTCAGAAGAAGTCCAAAAAGGAGCAACTCAAGCAAGCAGACGCGCCAGCTTCGGTGTTCAAGGCCCCTTTCTTCGAAAGTGTTGATGAGCTGTCTTACAGTTCTGATTTCGCCGACGCTTTCGAGCTTATGGGGGTGCCGACCCCAAAATTCGAAGATGATCGCGGGCCAGAAGCATTTAGCTTGGACGAGGGCGCTGTAGATACCGGGGTTTTTGATAACGCCAAAGGCTCCCTCGGTCGCGCTGAACTGATGGTGGGTTGCCTCATCGCCGCAGCTTTAGACCTCGCGCGCCATGTAAACGACTACAAGCGCGAAGAGATCAAAAACCGCCTTGCAGAGATCGAGGCGTCGGACCTCTCCGACCCCGATACGAAGAAGGCTGCGCTTAGAGAGGCCACGCGCCTCAACAAGATGCTGGATCAGCTTGATAAGCAGGTTCGGTGGACCTTCCCTCAATGGAAAGTGACAGGCTGAAAAAAGCCTGATGCGAACGACAGGGGCGAAAGCCAACTCGGCCTAGGAAACTGCGAAGGCTCCGCCCCTGCCACATCTGAAATGTGCACCACAAGGAGAAGCACAATGATTATTGCGGATAACATGACAACCAACGAGGCGGCAACCTTGAGCGAGAAAAAGCTTTGGTTGTGCTTTATTAGCTCGGTGGTGCAGACCACCTACAGCATGGGGCCGACTGTGGACTCCTATCGGCCCTCTGATCTGATGGCCGGGGCTGACAATTACGGGTTTATCGGCGATTTCGCCGCCGGACTTTCCGATCAGATTGCCGATGCGGAAGACCCCGAGGAGAGTCTTCGCTGCGCAATCGAGGACGTGAAAGCTTACCTTACTGACCTTGAGATCGTTTGCGACGCATTCTCAAGGATCAAGCAGTCCCTTGAGGTCGAACCCGACGACGATGCAGCGGGGAATGGTGAGGTTCGCTTTCGTGAGCCGCTGACCGCACAGAAGGAAGCTGCGTGATGGCTCTCAACCCCATGTTGGCGTAGGTCTTGCGGCGGTATAGGGCGGGGCGTCACAGCCCCGCCTTTCTTTCCATCCCAATGAGAATTTTTGTCACTCGCGGTTTATAGTTAAGGGTAACAACAAAAACATGTCGCCCAATGCCTGAACCCGTCACCCTTGCCGATCTGCAAAAGATGCACCGCACAGCCGCTAAGCTGGTTTTGGCTGATCCGGTCTATCTGCCTCTCTTCGAACGCATCGAACACGAACTAGCGACCTATCAGGCTGAGGGCGACGCTATAAGCCGCGCTCGTGCCATTGCTGCGCGTCACAAGGCGGTTGCTTGAAGTAGCACAGCCTTCTGTTCCAGCGTAGCGCCATCGCCGTAGCGCTCACGCGTCAACCTGTGGCCGAATAGATCGCGCCTGATCCGATCATCAATTCCCGCCGCAAGCATCCGGTCTTCGAAGCTGTGGCGTAGCGAATACATGCTATGCGCGGGCGTCTCCATCAATCCGTTCTCACGTAAGAATTTGTTCACTGTCGCGCTAAGCGTAGCAGGGCTTTCCCGGTAGCGCTCGAAGCCATCGGGAAAGGCGCGCATTGCCTCAAGAGAGACGCCCAGCATAGGCACAGTGCGCTTCGCGTGTTTGGTTTTGATCTGACGCCCTTCTGGCTCAATCGAGATATAGGGAACATTCGCGCTCATGTGGATTGTGTTCGCGGTCAGCGCTGCCAATTCGGACGGGCGGCAACCTGTGTTGATCATGGCCAGCAAGATCGCGCGGGCTTGCGGGTTGAGGTTGTTCAGCGCACCGGGCGCAAGCAGCTTGTCTTTGATCCACGCCACCGAGAACGGCGGGCGCTGTTTCGCCTCGCCTTCTTTGAAAGACAGATCGGACAGGGGCAGCACTAGGCCGAGACGTTTCAGCTTGTTCACTGTCTTCAAAATGTCGCCAAGGTGGATCAAGTCTTTGTTCGCGCTGTTTGGCGTTAGGTCTAGCTCTTCTAGTCGCTCCATCCACCAACCCCGGAAATCAAGCATGTCATCGCCGGTAATGTCAGCGAGGGGCTTATCACCGACTACCGCAATGAAATTGCGCACGGCCTTTACGCGCGGGTTTTTCCAACGCCGAATCTGGTCTTCACTCTTGCCGAGCGTCTTGTCCTTTGCGAGCGTCCAATAAAGTTCAAGCGCACCGCTCACGGTTAGGGCAGGCTCTTGCGCGCCACCAAGAACGGCGCGCGCTTCTATCAAATCCGGTTCGTCGTCAATAACAGCCACCGCCGCGAACCTGTCACGCAGGTCTGCTAGGGGCAGCTTGGCAACTTGTTCACTGCGCATGTAACGGAACCCTCGCGCCTCAGCTAGATCACGCGCGGCTGCAAATCGCTCTTCCGCATCTGAGCTATCACCGGCAAGTTTTGCTTCCCAAGCTGCAATCATCTGTTCCCATGCTGCGCGCTCTTTCGTCGCTGCAACCGAAATGGAATCAGTATGCAGGGAGAGCCAGACAAATTTTCGCGGCTCAATAGACGCGAAGCGCTTTGGCACCCGCTTGTAGAGATACTGCGTTCGGTTCGCTGAACCTTTGCGCGTCGTGATCGCCAT